CAAATGAAACTACAAGCAGAGTCCGCCGAAGCCCAAAATAAAATTTTAGATAGAGTTCCCCTCGCAATATATGTAAAGTAATATGGCAAAATTCGTAGGCAACCGTGATTTTGAATTTTTTCAACACGTTAACCGTGAATTAAGTGCAGAAATTGTAGATACTCCTGTAATTTTGTATAAATTAAACTTGGCGTATGTAAATACAAATATCTATGGCGAATCTGTTGAAAAAATAGCGTATGATGGCGTAGAGTTGACCGCATTCATTGACTACAAGGGAAATGAGGTCATTACTGACTCCGGATTTGGTATAGATGCTACTCAAGAAGCCGAATTTAGATTTGTACGTAGAATTTTACAAGAAAGACACGTATATCCAGAGATCGGGGACGTTATTGGATACAATGACGCTTTCTATGAGATAGATAACGTTCAGGAGGTTCAATTAATTGCGGGTAGAACTGGTTATAATCAGTCAATCATATGTTCTACACATCTAACGAGACGTAGTAACATTCAAATTGAATCTAGGCAAGTATGAGTAAGGTAACTGATCTAATAAAGAACGCTCAGGTAGATAGCCAACATCAAAATCGTGGGCTTGATACAAAAACTGAAGAAACAAATAAAATTTCAGTTGGGCTTATTGATATTGACACCACCATCATTCAGTATATGCAACAGGTTATTAAACCACACGTTGTTCAGGACGGAAATAAGATAGAAGTTCCAATCATGTATGGAAATCCTGAACGCTGGAAGAACATACGAAAGGATGGAGTCATTAGAGATGTTAAGGGCAAACTACAAATACCATTATTGGTAGTAACTAGAAGTTCATTGGTCAAAAATGAAATGAGTAACCCCGTTAAAAAATATCAAGAGTTAGATTTTTATTCTACACAATGGAATCCAAGAAACAAATATGATAGATTTGCTGTACTAAATGACATTCAAGAAAGTAATAAATATGTATCGGTCATGTACCCAGATTATTATGATTTAACATATCAGTGTGTAATTTGGACAGAGTATATGGCTCAGATGAATCACTTAATTGAACAAATTTCTTTTGAAGGCGAAAGTTATTGGGGAGAAAAAGATAAATATAAATTTAAAACTTCCATACGAGAATATAAAAATACGATTGAGTTGCCAGAACGCAAAGATAGACTAGTCAGGTCAGAATTTACCATGACAGTTAAAGCATATTTACTACCAGAAAATACAGTTGATAAATATGGAAAACCAATAAATATGAATCAGACTAGATTTACAGCAAGAAAATTGATCATTAAAGAAAAATTCATTAAATAGAATTTGTTTTGAGAAATTTATTCGATATTTATAATACAAAGGATAATTAGGTTATGACAAAAATTAGTGACGACGAATTACAACAAGTAAAACAGAATCGTGAAAGGGTTTTACAAAACTCGCATAATTTAAGCGAATTGGTACTTTCTCAGACTCTTTTGGAACAACAAATACAAGAAGCAAAAACTGTTTTTCTAGAATCAGTTGAAAGAGAATCAAATAACTTAGAAAGTTTAAATAAAAAATATGGTGAAGGGTTACTTGATATTGAAACAGGTGAAATAAAAACTACCTAATGGAGAATAGAGTATGGCAGAGCGTGTGGTTAGCCCAGGCGTATTTACCCGTGAGAGAGATCAATCTTTCTTAGCTCAGGGTGTCGCCAACATCGGAGGAGCATTTGTTGGAGTCGCCCAAAAGGGTCCAGCATTCGTTCCGGTGATTGTTGATGGTCAGCAAGAGTTTGAGAATAGATTTGGAATTGCGGACGAGTACAGCTACTTAGGATATACAGTCCAGAATTATTTACAAGAAGCAAGTTCAGCAACAGTTGTTCGTGTTCTTGGATTAGATGGGTACAGTGGTTCAACATTTCAATCAGCTAAGTTAATTGCTAGTGGATCTGGGGGCGAAAGAATCGCCGCTATTTTCCATCCAACGGTTGACGGCGTAAGTATTGTATCTTCTTCTGTTAGTGGAACGAATACATTAGCTATCGTATTGAGTGGTTCTAATGGAACGGCTTCATTTAGTTCTGTGTCTCCAAGTGGATCTAGTAGTGATAACATACTTAGTAGTGTAGGTTCTGCCGTTAATGGTTCGAATCCGGGCTATGCGTATACATACTTCCCATCTGCTATTGACCCCGACCTTGGTGGTGTCTCAGCGGCTGAATTCAGACTAGAAACTAGTTCTGTGGCCATTGACTTTACATCAAGAGAATATTCAAACGCATCTACCCCTTGGATCAGATCACAAACAATCGGTGGTGCTAAATACGATCTATTCAAAGTTCATACTCTCGCTGATGGGACAAACAGTAACCGTGACGTTAAGATTTCAATTCAAGGCATTAAGTACAGAACTATCGAAGGACAGTACGGAACATTCTCACTATTGGTCAGAAAAGCATCTGATACGGATACTAAATCAGAAATTCTTGAACAATATGATAATCTAACCTTAGATCCAAATAGCTCAGACTATATTGGTAGAAGAATCGGTAACAGTGTTTCAACATACGACGCTGTTTCTGAAGAATCCCTATACATTGGCGATTTCCCAAATATGAGTCAGTTTGTTAGGGTTGAATTGAGTGAAGACGTTTCGTCCGGTACCGTTCCAGAAACAACATTACCTTACGGATTCTCTGCACTCACCGCACCGGTTAAAATTGAAGGCAACGAAGCCGTGGTTAGAGCACAAGTTGTAACTACAGCTTGGACATCTGCGTCAGTTGCTAGTGGATACAAAACCGCTGCTGTTAGAGATGCCAGAAAGTTCTACGGGTTTGATTACACAGAAACAAATCATACAAATCAAAGTTTCTTGAGTCCACTCCCAGTAGGTGCTGCTACTGTAGGATATGTAGCAACTTCTGGATCAAACACAAATTCTACAGAGTTCTCAATGGAAGATGTTGCTGTACAAGAAGTCGCAGGAACTAACCTAGACATTACAAACAGTGCTCATATTACATATCGTAAATTTACTGTTCCATTACAGGGTGGATTTGATGGATTTGAACCTAATAGGGATAGAAAAATGGGTGCTGACATTGTATCAACAAACACTCAAGGATTTGATGTTAGTGATTCACAGGCAGAAGGTGCTCGGGCATTCAAGAAGGCTCTTGATTCCATTAAAAACCCAGAAGCATACGATATCAATCTATTAGTTATTCCCGGTGTAAACCACGAACAACACCCATACATTACCCAGTATGCTATCGACATCTGTGAAGACAGACAAGATACATTCTTCATTATGGACTTAGCAAGTTACGGTGCTTCAATCGCAAGTGCTACAGCAACTGCCGCACTATTAGACACAAGTTACGCTGCTGGTTGGTATCCTTGGGTAAGAGTTCTAAACACCAATACAAACAAGTTTATCTGGGCACCACCCTCAGCCGTTCTACCAGAAACCTTCGCTTATAGTGATAATGTATCTGCTGAATGGTTCGCTCCTGCTGGATTAAACAGAGGTGGTATCGCAGGCGCACAGGGTGTTAAGACAAGACTCAATAGAAAAAACCGTGATGAACTGTATGAGAACAAGGTTAATCCAATCGCTCAGTTCCCCGGCCAAGGTATCGTTGCCTTTGGTCAGAAGACACTACAGACAAGATCAAGTGCTTTAGATAGAATTAACGTTCGCCGTCTCTTGATAGCACTTAAGAAGTACATTGCATCAAGTTCAAGATACCTACTATTTGAACAAAACACAGAAGCTACACGTAACAGGTTCTTAAACCTAGTCAATCCGTACTTATCTAGTGTACAGGAAAGACAAGGATTATTCGCCTTCCGTGTGGTCATGGATGAAAGTAATAACACCCCAGATGTCATTGATAGAAACCAACTAGTTGGTCAGATTTATTTACAACCAACTAGAACGGCTGAGTTTATTGTTCTTGACTTCAATATCTTACCAACCGGCGCAACGTTCCCAGAACAGTAAGATACATTAAAGGTTATGTAAATTAGGAATACGTGATATTTATATAAAAGATATACTTTTTGGAGACAAAATATGGCCAATTTGGTAGAAGAACAAGAGCTATTCTTTAAGGCGTTTGAGCCGAAGATGGCAAATAGATTTATTATGGAAGTAGATGGTCTTCCATCATATGTCGTCAAGGGTGTAACTAGACCAACATTAACACAAGAAGCAAAAGCAATAAATCATATTAATGTCCAGAGATATGTAAAGGGTCGTTCTGTATGGGGATCGGTGTCACTAACATTACACGATCCAATCGTACCATCAGCCGCTCAGTCTGTTATGGAATGGGTCCGACTTCACCACGAATCGGTAACGGGTCGTGATGGATATACAGACTTCTATAAGAAAGATCTAACAATTAATGTTCTTGGGCCAGTTGGAGATAAGGTAGAACAGTGGATTCTTAAAGGGACTCAAATTCAAGAAGCTAATTTTGGTGAAATGTCTTGGGACAGCGATGACCCAGTGAATATATCACTAACAATCCAACCAGATTACTGTATTCTTAATTACTAGTAGACAAAAAATACAAATTGCTCTATTTGAGCTGCCTCCTCGAAATATCTTCGGGGAGGTTTTTTTGTTATGGAGAAAACTACTTATAGTAAGACATTTCATATGGGCGTAAAACATGAGTAGAGCAACTCAACTAACGGTTGGACAGGGTGAATCTTTTAAATTAGCTATAACAATTACGGACGAATCAAATAATCCAGTAGATTTGACTAGCGTGTCATTTACTGGATCGGTCAGAGAAACATATTCTTCCGAAGCCGTTAGTGCTAATTTTACGTTTGACATCATACCCCCTGCAGCTTCTGGTTCAGTAAACATAACCTTACCAGCAACTACAACCTCCATTCTTACCGCACAAGATTATGTGTATGATGTAATTAGAACAGACGGCACAGATGTTAGAAGGTTATTAGAAGGAAAATTGATTGTAAGGCCGGGCGTAACCCTAACTAGCTGAGACGATAAATGGCATCTGGAAGTTTAACAGTTTTAATAACTCCACAATCAAACTATATAGTTAGTCCATCACGTAATACAGGATCTCCGGTTGTAATAAATCCACAACCAAATTATGTGGTTAGTACAGACCGAACTGTAGTTTCACAGGTACAGCCAGCATCTAGATATGTTGATAGTGCCACAACTGCTATTTCTGCATCATACGCTACTAACTCCGATATTTCTATATCATCTTCGTTTGCTGAGGTTTCTAATACTTCATCATACGCAGATAACTTTAATGTTGCTGGTGCTGTAACCGCAAGTACCTTTAAGGGTGATGGATCATTATTGACCGGAGTTGTTGCTGAAGGTACTGGACAAGAAATCAGAGACGATGGAATAACTCAAGGTGTTGCTGATTCTTTAGATTTTCAAGATGGTTTAGATGCAACTGTATTTGGTGGCACTGGATCAATTTCACTTAATAGAACCGGATCTTTTGTCGCTGATTATATAGATTTCGATACAACATACATACCGGGAGCACATACTACCGGAAGATTTTATTGGGATGATGCTAATAAGACTGCTGCGTTAGATATGTTCGGGTCTGATGTAACTCTACAGCTTGGTCAGGAACAACATTTGTATGTTAGAAATAATTCTGGCGTAACAATCAACAACGGTGATGCTGTACGAATGACTGGTGCTTCTGGAAATAACATTACTATAGAAAAAGCTATAGCTACAATTGGTGGAATACTAAATAATAATGATGGTGAGGTTATCGGTGTTGCTACGGAAGACATTGATAATAATAGTAATGGATATGTAACAACGTATGGAACTGTAAATAGAATTGATACTTCCGCATTAATGGAAGGAAGTGAAGTTTATGTATCCAGCGCAGTCTCAGGCACCATCGTCGGAGAACAACCACAAGCTCCATATGAAGAAATACAAGTTGGTGTTGTTGAAAAATCTCACCCGACTATCGGAAAACTTTTTGTTAGACCACAGAGAGGAGTACATTTTTCGGAGATCTCCACAGTTACCGGATCTAACATTCCCGTTGGCAATTCATACTTAGAACACGACAGTGTTACTGGCATTACTAGTTTTGTTGATACGGTACAAAGCTCATCGACCGCAGCAACTTCTTCTTATGTTAATAACTTACAACAAATTGTATCGGTCACGGGTAGTGTAAACGTTACTGGTTCTGGAATCATAACAGAAGATATGATCTTACGAAAAGAAGATCAACAAGTATTATTTAGAAGTGTAATAACAAGAAATGTTTATTCAGAAACAAGACAAATCGAACCAACGATTCCGACCAGTTCTTATTCAGGATGTCAAATAGAATATCACATTACCAAAGCATCTGCTACCAGACAAGGTGTTGTGTTAGGAACGTGGTTAAATGGTCAAATAAATTATACCGATATATCTAATTTAGGCATCGGCGATAGTAATGATTTAAATTTTGACATGATATTATTAAGTGGTCAGGCTACATTAAGAGCGGTTAGTTCTGGAACAGACAGTCAACCGTGGCAAATACATACATTCTTAAAGACGTTTTCTAATATTGTATGATATTTATATACAATATTAGTTGGAGATACTAGATGGCAAACGAATTTGTTGCTAGAAATGGAATAAAAGCCCTACAAGATTCACAGATAACGGGTAGCTTAAATCTTACTGGAAATATTAGTGCTTCTGGATTTATAAGTGCTTCTACCATATACGCAGATGGTAGTAATTTAACAAACTTACCAAGTGCTGCTATTAACTCATACACTTTTAATGCTGCAAACGAAATAATTACTGCAGTAAACTCTAATAGTGTTGAGGGTGAACCGAACTTAACGTTTGATGGATCTAAACTAACCGTAACTGGAGAAGTAAGTGCGAGTGGTGATGTTTCTGCTAGTGCGTTTTGGGGTGATGGTTCTGGCCTTACTGGTCTTGATGTTGCTGTAACTTCATATACAAATGCTACGGATAATAGATTAGTAACCTCAACTGGTGCTAATGGTATTAATGCCGAAAGTAATTTAACGTTTGATGGTTCCACATTAACTGTAACAGGAGACTTAAGTGTTTCTGGTCACATTACTGGATCTGATATCCAACTGACAGGCCTTACTAACCAAGGATCAGAACAAACCGCTCTCGTAATCAACGGAACTAATAATGTAGGAACCAGAGAACTTGGAACGGCAGCGTTTAGTAATACGGGCGATTTCTCTTCTCCAGCTGCTGTATCCGGTTCTTTCTTAGAGATTATCGGAGATAGTGTAATAAGTGCTTCTGTTGAAGGTGATGCTCAAGGACAAATTAAATTAAATGGTGTAAACGTTGATACTAACGCCTTAGGAACGGGTGATAGTCCACAATTTACAAATCTTACATTAACGGGTGATGCCACAATTAATGGTGATTTAACTGTTCTTGGAGATGCTACTCAGATTCAAGTAAGTGATCTTTATATTGAAGATAAACAGATTGTGCTTGCTAGTGGATCAACAACTTCTATATCAGCTGACGGCGGTGGTATCTTTATTAGTGGTGCTAATGCTAGTATTGCTTGGGACCACACGAATCAACAATTTGATTTTAATTTCCCAATTAGTTCGTCTGAAATAACCGGATCATTCAGTGGTGATGGTTCAGGCCTCAGTGGTATTGCAACAAACTTACAAGAAATTACTGACAACGGCGCGACCACAACAAACTCAACCACATTCAATGGTGGTGTTGTAGTACACGGTGTTCAATATACGAGTGGTAGTCAAACTGGAATTACCGGAGGCACCTTTACCGTTTCTACGATTCCAACTTCTTCATACACTAGTGCTCAGTGGGATTACCATGTGGAAGACGGTACAAATTATAGAGCAGGAACCGTGATAGGTATTTGGGATACTGCTGGAAATGCAGAATATACGGACTATTCTACAGCAGACATTGGTGATACTTCTGGCGAATCGTTTGTCGTAAATACCATCAACAGTGATGCTAGATTACAAGTTATTGTTGGTGCTGGAACATGGAACGTCAAGGCCGCAGTAAGAGCATTATAACAATTTAACTTTTAAATCCTTTGGAAAGTGAAGAGGGATGGTAACGAATGGCAAATGAATTTATTGCCCGTAAGGGTATTATATCTAGAGCTGATGCACAAATAACAGGAAGCCTAGATGTCTCCTCCGCCGTTACTGCCTCTGAATTTAGTGGTGATGGCTCTCAAGTCACAGGTGTGGTCAGCTCGTCATATAGCTTAACCTCGTCCTATAGTGAAACAAGTGAATGGTCTGGATTAAATAACGTACCTGCTGGAATAGTCTCTAGTTCTGGTCAAATTGATCATGACGCCACAACAAACTTTGATGCTGCTGAACATTTCACTCAAGCAAATATCACAACTGTAGGAACAGTCGCCGCCGGAAACGTAGATGCGATCTTACCATCCGGAACAGTCTCTAGTTCTGGTCAAATTGATCATGACGCCACA